TAATGCAGAGATATTTCCCAAACAAAACAAAGTAGATATGAATAAAGGTGGTACAGGTAGTTTTTTAAATTTACCTTATCACAACGCTTTACTGTCTATGAGATATGGAATTAAAGATGATGGATCAGCTATGGATCTAATTCAATTTTTTGAAGCGCATAGTAAAGTAAAATTAACAGAAGATCAACTCTCTAAATTATCTATAAAAGAAGAAAAAGTTCTTGACAACTTATTAGAAGGTGCGCCACCTTGTTTGGTTACGATCGCAAAACAAGGAATACCAAACGGCCAGAGAAACAATGCGATGTATAACTTTGGTGTATACACAAAGAAAAGATTCCCTGGAACTTGGGATAGAGAAATATTTAAATACAATGAAGCTTATTGTAAGCCGCCACTAGATAAAAAAGAAATAGACACACTAATAAAATCAATCGATGGTAAAGAGTATAACTATAAATGTAAAGATGAACCTATAGCATCTTTTTGTAATTCTAAAAAATGTGTGATGCAAGAGTTTGGTGTTGGTGATGGTGTGCCTGAAACAGAAATAAAAGAAATACAAAAGTATGACTCTGATCCACCACTATATTATGTAACTATAGGTGATGAACAAGTAGAAGTAGAATCACAAGATTTACACGAGCCAGATAGATTTTCACTAAAATGTTTAGAACAAATTAACCAAGCTATGCCTCCAGTGGGCAAACTAATTTGGAGAAAGGCAATAAATAAATTACTGAAAGACACAATACCAATCGAGGCACCAGAATCTACAAAGATAGACGTGCAGCTAAAAGAATTATTAACAGACTACACAATGAAGATACCAGGAAAAGATTGGAAAGACATATTGAGAGGTCTTTCATACACAGAAGAAGGTGTTAGTCATTTTAAATTTAAAGATTTTTGGAAGTATGTTGTAAGAACAAAACTGTGGGATACAAAGAAATATCCTAAATCTAAAACAGCTAGAATGTTAGAGACATTGTTTGGCGCAGAAGAAGTGCCTGGCAAGATAAACAATAAGAGTGTTCGTTATATATCAGTTAAACAACAAGATGTTAACAAACCTATTGTAAGAAAAACAAAAATGAAGGAGCCACCTTTTGCGTAGAATAATTATCCCTGGTCCACCAGGCACGGGTAAGACATTTAGACTTATGGAGCTTTTAGAGAATGAGCTGAATGTAATAGGTACACAACCTGAAAAGATTGCGTATATAGCTTTTAGTAATGCTGCTGTAAAAGAAGCTAAAAAAAGAATAAACAACGATAAAATTACCGTAAGCACTATGCACGCCTTTGGTTCTAGAGAGTTAGAATTAAATACTACGACACATTTATTAAAGAATGAAAAATGGAAAGGATTTAAAAATTATTCCAACATTTGTGCTGACTTATCTTTTGAGAGTTATGTAAACGAATCAGGTCAACCACAGTATAAAAATACACATATGCGAATAATAGAATACGCAAGAAATAAAAAGATGTCATTATCTGATGCTGCCTTAGAATTAGAACTACACTACAGCACAGATGTTTGGTTAACAGAACAAATATATGAGGATCTGATGATGTACAAAGATCAAACAGGTATGTTTGAATATTCTGATATGATTTCCAAGTTTGTCGAGGAAGACGCGTGTCCACCACTACACGTTGTTTTCCTCGATGAAGCCCAAGATCTAAGTCCTCTGCAGTGGGATATGTTTTTTTACATAGAGAGTAAGTGTGCTCGTTCTTACATTGCAGGGGATGATGATCAAACCATTTACACGTTTCAAGGTGCTGATCCTAACATATTTATAAATTTAAAAGGTATTCTTGATCCACAAAAACAATCACAAAGAGTTCCTAAAAGAATACATAGGCTAGCAGAATCTATCTTTCCGCATATGCAAAGTCGTTTGAAGAAAGAATGGTTACCAAGAAATGCTGAAGGAAAAGTTTATACTAACGTAGACTTTCAATCTATAGACTTTTCAAAAGAAAACTGGATGATCTTAACAAGAACAAATAAAATGTTAGAACCTCTTCGTGATCATTTATACAATTTAAATTTAAGATTCGATTGCAAGAATCAAGAACTTTTGCCAGCTAAAATGTTAAACGCTTACAGGGTTTGGACACGTTTGAATCAAGGTGCATACGTAAATAAAGAAGACGTAGAAGATCTATGGGGTTATCTCACAGTTAGAGATGGGCATCTAGAAAGAGGTTACGCAAGTGGCAAGACACTAGCAACGATTGAGTCAATTAATTTGCAGGGTTTAAGAGAACATCACGGGCTTCGAGTGACGGGAAGCTGGGAGCAACTTAATCTTCCTGAACAAAGCAAAGCCTACATTAGAACAATTCTAAACAACGGTGATGATTTAATGAAACCTGCAAGAATAAAATTATCTACAATACATAGTGTAAAAGGTGAGGAGTGTGATAACGTAGTTTTGTTTACAGATTTAGAAAGAATTATTTACGAATCAGCACAAAAAGACTCTGATTCAGAACACAGAACTTTCTTTGTAGGTATAACAAGAGCAAAAGAAAAACTATTCATAACTAATCAAGATTATGAATATCAATACAACATAGGAGTACCATTAATATGACAGACATAAATATGTTTAAAGATATGAAAAAGAAACCACAATCAAGGCAGGTAGGTGGATCTCATTATCGAAAGTTTATCATACAGCCATATGAGTTTATTTCAAAAAATAATCTCTCATTCTTTCAAGGGTGTGTTATAAAATACGTTTGTAGATATTTAAATAAAAATAAGATACAAGACTTAGAAAAGATAATTCACTATTGCCAATTAGAGATAGTTAAGTTAAAAGATAGTAAAAAGAAATAATGTTTACAGTACAAACAGAATGGGATTGTCCAGAAAACTTTCCAGATTTATCTGATGCAAAATATATTGCAATAGATTTAGAAACAAAAGATATCGACCTTAGATCAAAAGGATCTGGAGCTATACAAGGACACGGAGAAATAGTAGGTATAGCTGTAGCTGTAGAGGGCTGGTCTGGATATTATCCTATTGCACACGAAGGTGGTGGTAACATTGACAGAAGAACAGTATTAGAATGGTTTAAAAAAGTTTGTGCAACAGATACCGTAAAAATATTTCACAATGCAATGTATGATGTATGTTGGATCAAAGCGTACGGCATACCTATCAACGGACATATTATAGATACTATGGTTATGGCATCATTAATTGATGAAAATAGATTATGGTACACACTTAATAGTATTTCATTTGATTATCTTGGTGAAGTGAAAGATGAAAAGGCTTTGAAAGAAGCTGCAGAGTCTTGGGGCATAGATCCTAAAAAAGAATTATATAAACTACCCGCTATGTATGTAGGTAATTATGCAGAGCAAGATGCAAAACTTACATTAGAATTATTTAAAGTCTTATCAAGAGAGATTACAAAACAAAATCTTACGAACATTTTTGATTTAGAGACACAACTATTTCCTTGTCTAATAGATATGAAGTTTAAAGGGGTTCGTGTCGACGTAGAACGTGCTCATAAATTGAAACAGCAGTTATCACAAAAGGAAGAGTCACTCCTATTACAAGTAAAAAAAGAAACAGGAATAGATGTTCAAATATGGGCAGCAAGATCAATTGCCAAAGTGTTCGACAAACTCTCCTTATCCTACGCCAGAACCGAGAAAACGCAGTCACCTTCATTTACAAAAAACTTCCTTTCCACTCATTTACATCCTATAGTTAAAAATATAGCAAAAGCTAGAGAGATAAACAAGGCACACACAACCTTTATAGATACTATACTAAAACATCAATTTAGGGGCAGAATACACGCAGATATTAATCCAATACGATCAGATCAGGGTGGTACGGTTACAGGTAGATTTAGTTATTCGAACCCGAACCTACAACAGATACCTGCAAGAAACAAAGATCTGGGTCCTATGATTCGCTCCTTGTTCATACCAGAGGAGAGTCATCAATGGGGTTGTTTTGATTATAGTCAACAAGAGCCAAGATTAGTTGTTCATTACGCAGCCACCACAGAACCAATTTGTTTTGATGAATCTGTATCAAGCATTGTAAATAAATTTAAAGACAACACTGTAGACTTTCACCAAACTGTAGCTGATATGGCAAACATATCTAGAACACAAGCTAAAACTATAAATCTAGGATTGTTCTATGGTATGGGTAAAGCTAAACTACAAGCTGAATTAGGATTAAATACTAAAGAAGAAGCAGAAGAATTATTTAACACTTATCACACTAACGTACCATTTGTTAGAGATCTTATGAATTACACATCAAAGACAGCGCAAACATCTGGATCTATTGGAACTTTGTTAGGACGTAGATGTAGATTTACAAAATGGGAACCAAATCAGTTTGGTATGCATAAACCTATGGAATTTGAAGAGGCGGAAAGAACTTATGGTAGAGGGAGGATACGTAGAGCATTCACTTACAAGGCTTTGAACAAATTAATACAAGGCTCCGCAGCTGATATGACAAAGAAGGCTATGGTGGATCTTTACAACGAAGGCATCATACCGCACATACAAATACACGATGAACTGGATATTTCTGTTGAGTCAGACCAACAAGCTAAAAAAATAATTGAGATTATGGAAAATGCTGTTACATTGGAGGTCCCTAACAAAGTAGACTTCGAGTCGGGCAAGACTTGGGGAGAAATAAATGGATAACTATGGCTTATTTAAATGCAAACATACCAGTAGAATACGCACAAATCAGAAAGGAGTATCTTTATGATCTTAAAAGTCATCACGGTGAAGTTGAAGATTGTATTATCTTTGGTATTAGTTCCATTACGGGCAAGTCTCTTCTTTTTCACGCGATTATGGAGAATGGTGCAATTTTTTATAGGCTACCTATTACAGCTTTTATACAACGCGGCTTTAAACCAGAGGATGTTCCTAGGCGTAGACTTGATGAGCTACAGCTTTGGAATTGTTTTAGTTATTATCCTTCTGTTCATTCTTGGGATATCTTAGAAGCGCAAGCTGGTAAATACATAGGAAAAGATAAAAAATGGCATCCTGGCAAGTATTTATTTACGGTTGACTTTGCTCATCCAGAGCCTAATATCCTAGATACGGATCATTCAGAGATACCGCACGAGCATAAATGTGCTCACATCATAGCTCTCGATGATGGGAACTATGCAGCACAACCAAACAATAGATGCATTTGGGATATACCTTCATTTACAGTGAAAAATAATATTCCAGATTGGAAAGTGCAGACATCTGAATGGAATGTTGAAAACACAAGTAAATGGAAGACAGCAGACACTGATGACTTCTTTTACGAAATTGAGGAGAAGAAAAATGAAGAGAAGTAGTATTCAAAAAGCCTGGGACAGAGTTGTTCAATCTGTAAAAAATGCCTGGGAATGGATTGTTGGAAGATTTAACAGGTAGTTTATGGCTCTAAAAATTTCTGAGTCCGCAGCTGTGCAAATGCCAATGAAGACGGTTGCCAGTTTGATTGCAATAATTGCAATCGGAACGTGGGCTTACTTTGGCATTCACGAAAAATTAAATCAACACTCTACAAAGATAGAGTTAATGCAAAAAGATCTAGACCAAAACTCAGAGTTTAGAATAAAATATCCAAGAGGTGAGTTAGGTCAATCAGCTGGAGAGGCAGAACTTTTTATGATTGTAGAACACGTTAGTGGTCTATTAGAAGATGTAGAGGTAGAAATTAAAGGTATGAGAAACAACGCTGTTAATATAGAATTTTTAAAGAAAAGAACTGAGAAGTTAACTGAGGACGTAGAAAAAATAATTAGGAATGGAAATGGATCGAAACACTAGAAAAATTTTAGATTATATCTCTGATATGGAGAAGAGGGCAAAACAAATGAGTTATGTCAAAGATCTTAAAAAAGAGGTAGAGATTAATGGTACAGGTACACATAAGTACAGAATTAAATACGGACCAAACAAAGGTAAGGTATTAGGATGATAGAAACTGTATTCGCACTTATATTAACTTTAAACGGCACTATGATAGAGCACGTATACAAACCGAGCCTCAGCGATTGTTTGAAATCAAAACGTATTGCGCAGAACGAGGTAAATCCTGAAAGAGTTGTATTCACTTGTAAAAAAGTAGATGCTCAAACAGAAATATATATGGATCGAAAAAAGATTATTAAAATATTAAGGTAATGGAACCAATTTGTTATATATTTATAATGCTATGGTTAATGGGAATATCTGAATGATAGATATAATTTTTATTGCATTACTATTAGTAATAGTATCTTATTATACACTAAAAGATAACGATTTATTATGAAGTTAACGGCTAACATAACCTTAGATGAGCTTACCAAAAGTCAAACAGCAGAACGTAAGGGTATAAACAATAATCCTAATCCTGCGCAAATAGAAAATTTAAAAGCATTGGCTACAAATATATTACAGCCAATTAGATCACATTTTGATAAACCATTAATTATATCATCAGGATTTCGTTGTGCCCAGCTGTGTATAGAGATTGGAAGTTCAGTTAATAGTCAACACGTAGCAGATAATGGTGCAGCTGCAGCAGACTTTGAAATACCCGGCGTAGACAATAAAGAGCTAGCTCTTTACATCAAGAACGAGTTAGAATACGACCAGCTCATCTTAGAATTTTACCGTGACGGCGAACCAACTTCGGGCTGGGTACATTGTAGTTATTCAACTGACCATAATAGAGGTCAATCTTTAAGAGCACAAAGAATTGATGGCAAGGTAACTTACACGCCCTGGATAGAATGAAACAGCCATTTAAAATAGGTTACATAGACACTGTTCACGGCATTTGTCCACAATGTCAAGAAGATACTCTTTTAGTTGCTGTTGTATCTGATTATTATAGATGTACTATGTGTGGTGAAGAAACACGACAGTATGTTAATGGTTCCATTAAATATTTAAAATTAGATGAGACAGATAGAGAATGGCTAAAAAGAAACCACTCTTCGGAGTAAGTAATTACCATAAAAGAACACCGAAAAAACGTCCTGGTGTGCATACCAAAAGGTTAAATAAAAGAAAGCCTCACCGTAAGAAGTATAGGGGCCAGGGTAGGTAGTGTGAAACCCATAATCATTACTCTTATGTATTTAACTTTTGGTGGAGACATCAAATTAGATAGCTTTGAAATAAATAGTTCTTGTTCTAGTTGGTTTCATACTAACGTAAAAATAGAAGAAAATAAAAGACGAACTTTATTTAGTAATCACGTTTATCATTTATACGAAGGTAAAAAAGTTATTGGTTATATTTGTGATGATAACCCACCACAATAATTAAGTAGAACTTACAGGTTTGCACTCAAACTTTACAGTAATTCTATCTCTATTAACAATCTCCTCACCAACTTCTCTAGTTAATCCCATAGCGTTAAGATAACCTGCGGTTGCACAGTCAAAATGGGTCTTGTATTCGCCAGCATCCATAGGGTCCATACAGGACATCGATAGGGCTGAACACACCTGTATTATTAATAAAAATTTCATTTGACCTCTTGCATATTTTGAGTTAATGTCCTATATTATAAGAAACAAATAATAAAAGAAAGGTTACAAGCTATGACAGACTTTAGCAAGTATAAAAACATAACGGTCGATAATGACACGTATGCAACAATAACAAAACTTCAGACTAAATTAGCAGCAGATGTTAAACTGAGTCGAAGTCAAGTTGTAAAAACATTAGTAAACGAGAAAGCGAGAAAGTTGAATGGCAGAGTTAGCAAATAGTTCTTTGGAGAACGCCTCTATAGAAACACCAGAGCAAAAATTGTGGAAAGCAGTTTTATCTCAAGGGGTGTATGAGGCTTGTTCTGAAAAAGCACAGGCTTTGCCACTCACTTTTGGAGAGATGAGATCGGCTCTAGAATGGGTAGACTTATCTAACAGAGACTTTATAACTGTGTGTATATTTGCAGGTTATGATCCTGCTTATATATTTAGAAAAGCAAAAAATTTAGTACGAAGGATAAAGAATGGTACGTAAAATATGTGAGATGTGTATGGGTAACGGCTATAGAAGGATCTGGAAAGATACTTCTGAAGAAGAAAAAATAGTGATACAATGCAGTCAATGTGATTCAGCAGGGGAGATAGAAGA